ATCACTCCCACCCCTGCAACTCATGGGCCAAAACTTCATCGGCTGGCGACAGGTCCAGCAAAACATTGACAACAGCAAGGCTCAGGCACTGGCTGCACTTGCAGACCCTTCAAAGGTTGCCGACCTCACAGGCAACGCCCTGGCCATGTATCGGCATCAGATTCACATCCGCCAAACCCTCCAGCTCCTCAATTCCAAACGATGACGACCGCAACCAAAGACGAACACAAGCAGAAGGGGAAGGCCTACATCAAGGCTTTAAACAAAAACGACGGCCTCCGCCGCCGGGTTATTGCTCTCTGCTGGGCTCACGCCGAAACCCGTAAGCAGTTCTCACAAGGGGAAGACGAATGGACCCCGCAAGATCAGCTCGTTTGCAACCTATTGAGTGAACTCGAAATCACGATTGATGAGTTGACTCATCCCACTTGCTGGTCACACAACAAAAGTTCAAAGACCTTTCTACCTGTGACGATTGACGGGTTTCTGATTTTTTAAGAGGCCTACCCACAACTAGGTATAGCCCCTTTTTTTTGTGCCTCATTCCTCCGCTCACCATCACGCGCTCCTTAATCAGGGCCAAAACTTAATGAATCTTCTACAAGCCGGACGAATCATCGGTTTCGTGGTTCCCGTTGTTGCTCTTGCTTTCACAGCCCCAGGGGTATTTGCACACCATGACCATGACACCGCACCTGATCCTGTTGCTACCTGTCATCCCGATGATGACTCTTTGCTTTTCGTTGCGACTCCTGAGGTCTACGAGCTTGCTAATCAGTAGGAAAGCTTAAATTTATCAACTAACCCGTTTAGCTGAACTAGAATCCAGTGCTTCAAAAGCCAATCTACGAAACCGCTAGTCGGCTCGCAGCTTTGAATCGTCGGATTCTCAACGTGTATCGGGAATCCATCACCACCCCTAACAGCGTCGAACTTGACGCGCTGTGTCATGAGCGTGACGCAATTCAGACCGAGCTTCAAACCCTTTTTCCTCTATCACTCCCACCCCCGAAACCGATGGATCCTGAAGAACAGGAAAACGATTCTTATTCCGAAAACGCCACGTTTAAGGAAAGAATGGTCTGGTATGTCTCCCGAGACCAAGAAGACAAGGCAAAAGCCTTGGTACAGCTGCTGACTCGACTGGAATCGAACTTCGAATGGGAGATCTCGATCTTTGTTGAGGATCGTGACTAATGCTACGAAACCAATGTCAAAATTCCCCTAGTGTTCATGTTGAACAGTTTTGACTCTCGCTAATGGTTCTGACTGATCTAGGCACCCTTTGCCTTGCAGTCAACCAGTTCAAGGTTGCAGCAGGATCAAACCCTCCTCTTCAGCTTTTGCAGGTTTTCTGTTTTGTTGCTGCCCATCCGGGCTGTTTGCAGCAGGACATGCAAAAGGTGACAGGAATGAGCGAATCAAGCTGCAGCCGAATGGTGAAGTGGCTAGGACCTAAGAAGGCTGACGGGTCTGATGGTCTCTTTCTGATCAAGATCGACACTAACCCCGTGTATTGGAAGCAAAACGTCCTGACGTTGACACCCAAGGGCGAAATGCTGGCTGATCTCATCGTTCAACACCTCTAAAACTCACAATCACGTAATGCCTACCAGCACCAAAAAACGGAAGGTATCAGCAGATACCGTCACTCCCACCAATGACATCGACGACATAGAAACGTTCGGTGAAGCTGCCCGATATACGTGGCGGCACAAGTGGAATGGCAAGGCGTCAGAAAAGACATCCAAGATCAACATGGATCACTGGATGGCTGTCGCTGGCTACTCCACTCCCTTAATCAGGGCCAAAAAGGGCGCGTGGTGGACCCAGAAAAAAGAGGAGTTGAAAGACGACCACCCCGAGTGGTCTGAGTCAACACTCAACCGGGTACTCAGTGCCGGGACCACGATGGTCAACTTCTGCCGGGACCAAGGCCTGTGCAATGTGAAACCACCCAAGTTTGAAAAGGGTGAGGAGGGAGAGCACCGGTACACATTCTTCGGGAAGGAAGAAGTCGAACAGCTCGCATTCGTGGCGGTTGACGTATTCCATCGACCGGACCTAGCCGATGCTCTCCTTTTCTCAGCTTACACAGGGGTCCGCCAAGGGGAACTCCTAAAGCTGAAGGTTTCCGATATTGATTGGATGATGCGATGCGTCTGGGTCGGCGGTAAAGCCCACCTCAAGACCAAGGGCAAGGACTGCCGCTCCATTCCGATCACGGACAGGATTGAGGACCTCCTCCGCAACCGCTGCGAGAGGTCACACCCCCAGGCAACACTGTTCGGACGCGACTGGACAAACAAAGATCAGCTGTACGGGGCCTTCAAAAGGGTCCGCAAACAAGCGGGCTTTAACGAGGACTACGTGTGGCACAGCCTGCGGCACAGCTTCGCTACGTGGCTCGGTGAGGTGACACACCCGAGACAGATCATGGAGCTAATGGGGCACAAACAAGTCGAAACGACCCTGCGGTATTGCAAGCCATCCGATGACGCTATGCGTCAAGCGATGAACAAGCTCTGACAATGCACCAGGGGAGACTTGAACTCCCACACCCGAAGGCACATGTACCTGAAACATGCGCGTCTACCAATTCCGCCACTGGTGCGTGACGGGGTGAACGATACAACACGGGCGCTGGGGTTGACACCTGACATTGCCCCGTTAGAACGGGCTATCCGTCGAACTACGCGGATCTACCACCCCAGCCAAGGGGGCCTGCAAGCCCTGCCCGGTCATGTTGATGACCGCTTTCAAAATCATGAAACCCTGTGTAGACCAGGGAACCTGTTCGTTTCATTACATTCAGGTTCTAACTAGCCTCACCTGTCATCAATGCAAGCGACCGGGTCGTAAGCCCGGTTTTTCAATAGGGGGCTTCACTCCCACTTCTGCAAGTGAGTAATGACAGAATCTAATGGGTATTTGACTCAGGAAGAAATAGACGAATTGTCTGCTGAAGACTATTCCTTTTATCTCGCACATGGTCGGTTGCCGTTTATCGCCGACGAAGAAATAGAAGAATTGTTTTACAGGGAAAAAGACAAGTTTTACGACGTTTAGTTCATCTACTCGCGCAACCAACCCTCCAAATAAATGACCGAAACACAAGTTGATCCGTACTCACGTCAGCTTCACCTTGAAACAGTCGAGCAAAAAGAGGAGGCCCTCGCCCGTCTTAATTCGAAAACGACGAGAGCCGAACAACGCAGTTATGCCTCGTCAGCGGTGTGGGGTAAACACGCCCTCAATGGGCATTTATCCGCGTGCTCCGACGTGGTCGCTGAGCGGCTAGCCCAGATCGGCAACGGTCGGGCAGGCAAGCACTACGCGGCTGTCAGGTCATGTGTTGGGGAGTGTGAACCAGAGGTTCTTGCCCTACTGGCAATGAAAACCTGCCTGGATGTGTTGGGTAAGGAGTCGCGGCCGACATACATCACGCTTTGCACCCGTGTTGGTCACTCGGTTCAGTCCGAGCTACGGCTGCGCTTCTACCAGGAGCAGGACCCAAAACTGTTTCACAACATCGAGGGTAGGTTTCACGCTTCTACGGGCAGCCGTCAAAAACTGACGGTCTTCCGCAAGGGATTCAATGACAAAGGCATTGCCTGGGATACGTGGTCAACCACCACACTCCACGAGGTGGGTGCCTGGCTGATTGAGTGCATCCAAAGGGCACGGGGTTGGTTCTCCACCCAGACAGCTCAGGAAAGCAAGCGCAGACGGGCCACGATCGTCCGTTTCTCTAATGAGTTCCTTGACCTCAAGGATCAAATCATGGAGCGGGCTAGGGAGCTTGCTAGCTGCCTTTGGCCAATGGTTCATGAGCCTGTTGATTGGACAAATGAGTCCATTGGTGGATACCTAACAGGCGTTGAACGTGGCTACAGGCTTGTGCGCGGGGGTTGCACATTACCGCAGGGGGAACTGCCACTGGAGATGGTCAATCGTCTTCAGAAGACCGCCTACAAGCTCGACAGGCGTGTGTACGAGGTGCAGGAGCATTGCTTCCGCAACATGATCTCGATCGGAAAATTCAAAAGACAAGAGCGGAAAGAGATTCACAATCATCTAACCGAGTCATCGTCCGAAGAAGAGATCAGGGAGTACAAGCGCAAACGTCGGGAGCTTGAAGACAGAAACGCGCAGCTCGAACGAGAGAACGTCAGGACAACTGAGGTGATGTATATCGCCAAACGTTTCATTGACGAGCCTCGTATATGGCTCTGCGCTAATTACGACTACCGGGGAAGAATTTATTTCGTTCAGCCCACACTTACACCGCAAGGATGTGACCCAGAAAAGTCACTCTATCTCTTTGCAGATGAAGGACCCGTTAATAGATTTTGGGTAGCCTTCCACGTTGCCACCTGCTATGGGCTGGATAAAGCAACGCTAAGTGAACGGATTGAATGGACTGAATCTCACCCCAACCTCATCACTGAAATCGCCACTGACCCCATTGGCAACATGAACCTCTGGGCAAACGCTGATGAGCCCTGGTGCTTTCTTCAGGCTTGCTTTGAATGGTTTGAATGTTGTCTCGCTTGCACCAAGTCCACGTCGGGTTTGATGATCGGGGTAGATGCCACCGCCTCAGGGCTACAGCATCTCAGCAGTGCGACAATGGATCGGACAGCAGCCAGCCTGGTCAACGTTTGTAAGACAGATAAGCCTGTCGATGCCTACGCGATCATTGCTGAAAAGGCAAAGGCACATGTACGTCCTGAGGTCCGCGATTGGCTAAATCGCAAGGTGACCAAAAGAACAACTATGTGCTTACCATATGGGATTAGTAGGCACACAAGCCGCGGCCATGTTCGGGATGCGTTGTTAGAACAAGGCAGAGATTTGAGTGAGAAAGGTTTACTTACCGAGATCACTACTGCCATCTACGAACACGCAATTCCTGAGGTCTTTGCTGGTCCTATCAAGGTGATGAACTGGATCAAACAGGTGGTCCGTCAAAATATGAACAAGCCTGGCTCAGAGCATCTCCAGTGGGTCACTCCTGCAGGTTTCATTGTCCGTCAGGACTTGCGGAAACCAATCACCCGCCGAGTCAACACCCACCTCATGGGCGTGGGTCGCATCACCGCCAGTGTCTACCTAGGCCCCGGTGAGGTTGATGTGAACCACCACTGCTCAGCTTCGTCGCCAAATCTGGTACACAGCTGGGACTCAGCCCTACTCATGTTCACGTTTTCCTGCTGGGATAAACCCTGGACTTCCATCCACGATTGTGTGATGGCCAGGTCATGTGACATGGACGCTTTGTCTCGGGAGATTCGTCTGCATCACGCCGAGATGTATAAAGGCGAGCCCCTCAAAGAATGGGCAGAACAGATCGGGGTCGAAGTACCTGACGATCTGATGGTCGGAGATCTGGATGTTGATGAGGTGAACGACTCGCCTTATTTCTTCTGTTAGTGAAATCTCGGACATCACTCTCCAAGGTTCAGTGGCAACCCGGTCCTCCCAAAAAAACTAAACAGGGGCAGGGCCGGCACTCACTGCCAAACCACGGACGCAAAAAGACACGCGGTCAAGGCCGCTAATTTTTCATGGCTAATCGCTACACCTTTAACACCACCCTCGACGGATTCATCAATGTCGGTGAACCGGGAGGTAAGTACAACAACATGTGCTTTAGCTTCAAGATCCCATCGGATGTTCTTGAGCAAGTCGAACATGACTATGACGGTCTAATCGACTGGGCAAAAAGCAAAGTTCCCCACCCAAATCGAGTGACGATTAACGCTCGTAAATGGGATGAGGATGGTCTCGTCAAGTACAGCTTTGGCGGCGATACCCCTCGCCCTGATCTTGTCTTTGTTGACACAGATGGTCAAGTTCTTGACAAACCTACTCGTGAATCAATCCGAAAAGGGACCAAGGTCCGCATCATCTGCGATCAAAAACCGTACACCAAACCTGCTATTGGAACGACTATTAAGGTTTTGGGCGTTCAAGTTATTGAACTTGTAGCTGGAGCCGTAAGCGACTCAGGTGAAATGTCTGCCGAAGACATTGTCGAGATGTTTGCGAAGGAACCTGTTGCAGGGTTTGTAGCTGCATCACCATCACCAAAAGCCGCTGTTGGCGCAAACGCTGAAGCTTACGAGGATTTCTAATGGCTAACCACGAGTTCACTGTCTCTCGGGACGAGATCACTGGTATCTGGAAAGGCACACTCGATATTGAGTTGCCTCCCATCATTGTCACCAAATACAAGGCTGACAAAAGCGACTTCAAATATGACATTCAACGCGCTGTCACGGAGATTGTCGAAGAGATCGTTTCCAAAATCATGGATGAATACTGATGCGCTTCCGCTCCAAATTTGAGGAGCAGGTAGCAAAGTCATTCGATAAACAGGGCCATACATATTTGTATGAGCCCTCTAAAATTACTTACCAGTTATCCTGCTCATATACGCCAGACTTTTGTCTTCCTAATGGTATTTATTTAGAGACCAAAGGTTTTCTGAAGCCATCAGATCGACGAAAGCATATAGCGATTAAGGACCAACATCCAGACCTTGATATTCGATTCGTGTTTATGAGAGACAACAAACTCTCTAAAAACTCCAAGCACACCTACGTGAGCTGGGCAGAAAAACACGGGTTCCAAGCATGTGTCTGGCCCAACATTCCACCCGACTGGTTCGATGACTGATCCTTTCAAGGACTATGTCCGACGTGCCACCAAATCTTTGGTGAATCACTTTCTTGATATGGGTGTCCCAACAGAAGACATCCTCCCCGCAATGGACGAAGAGCTTAATTTCTTTGAGACTGTTGTTTTTGACACGCTGAGTAATGAGGGATGAGGAGTCTTATCCCGTTGAGTCACACATCGCCTGTCCAGATTGTGGCTCTAGCGATGCCTTGACTATCTACAGCGATGGTCATTCGTTCTGTTACTCCTGCGAAAAATTGACACCCGCTGATGATTCCCGCGTAACCACCAACGCGGGTTTTTCCTACACAGGAGAGCATCGGGCGATTCGATCTCGCAAGATCTCTCTCGACACCTGCAAAAAGTTCAATGTGCGTGTGGCTGAAGGGCCACGATTACGCTTCCCTTACACCGCTGAGTCCGGCCAAGTGGTCGGCTACAAAGAGCGTGATAAGGAAAAGAACTTCCGCTGGGTTGGCAAGAACGCTGAGAAACGGCTGTTCGGCCAGAACCTCTTTGGAGGTCACAAAAAGACTCTCGTTATTTCAGAGGGCGAAATGGACACCCTCGCCATCTGGGAGGCCAGGCCCAAGTGGCCGGTGGTCTCCATCTTTAGTGGGGCTGCCGGTGCCTACAAGGATCTTCAAAACAACCTGAAGTTCTGTCTTGAGGCAGATCAGATAATTCTGATGTATGACCAAGACGATGCCGGACAGCAGGCAGCAATCAAATGCGCCTCTCTCTTTCCACCTGACAAATGTCTGATCGCCCACCTCGCTGGGTATAAGGACGCTAGTGAAGCCCTTCAAGCCGGTGATGCTGAGGCTATCCGTCAGGCGATATGGAATGCAGCCCCATATACGCCGAAACAAATTATTGATGGACGAGACCTCTTTGATGCTTTACGTGCGCCAACGGTTGGCAGGGATGCTGATTGGTTTGTCGATGATCTCAATACCGTTACTGGTGGTCTTCGATTCTCGGAGCTTGTTCTTCTCACGGCCCCAACCGGTGGAGGCAAGAGCACCTTTTGTGGTGAACAGTGTCAGTCCCTTGTTCAGCAAGGGTTCAACGTTGGCTACATCGCTCTCGAAGAAAGCGTAAAGCGAACTGGTCTACGGCTCATGACCGTGGAGGCGAACAAGCCTCTTCACCTCGACAACTCCATTGATGAGGATCTTTTTAGAGATGCCTTTGATAAGAGTGTCGGATCAGGACGTGTGTTCCTGAGAGACGGCTTTGGTAGTTGTGACCCCGATGCAATCATCGCGGACATGAGATACCTAGTCAAAGCGAAAAATGTTCAGTGGATCATTCTTGATCACTTGTCGATTCTGCTGTCGGGCAACGCAGCACACGACGAGAGAAAGATGCTGGACGAATCAATGACCAAGCTCAGAAGCTTTGTCGAGGAAACAAGAATCGGTCTGATTCTTATTAGCCATCTCAGGAGGACTACTGGTGACAAAGGTCACGAGGATGGTGCGATGGACATCTCGCTTTCCCATCTACGCGGCTCGCACAGCGTGGCGCAACTGTCTGACATTGTTGTCAGCCTGCAGAGAAATGTATCGGCAGGAGAAAATATGGCAAAGCTTAAAACCCTCAAGAACAGGTTTAATGGTTCGACTGGCTCATCGGGTCAGCTCTCGTATAACGCTGAGACCGGGCGAATGGTTTCAGTCAAAGGGCAAGAGAGCGATCAAGAATATGAATTTGGGATCGTTTAAGCCCAATCACATGGTTCTTGTTCTTGACTACAACAAACATCAGCACCTGAAACATGCTGCTGATGAAGCCCTGTGGGGAACTGAAGGTCGCCATCTGATCAGCGTGTTGTTTCATCAGAACCACAACGCGATCCTGGTGTCTTACAAGATCAAGACCTTCCCAACACTTCTGATCTTTAACTCACAGATCGAAGAGGTCACACGCATCTGCGATGAAGACCTTTTGACTGTCCCGTTCTTCCGTAAAGCATTGGAGATTATGGAGCTATGAGGTTACTGTTCGACATCGAAACAGATGGCCTATTGCGTCAAATGTCTGTGATCCATTGCCTTGTGGTGCTGGACATTGACATAGGAGCCGTCTACAGGTTCGACGACACGGGCCGTGAGTCACCCATCCACGAAGGTTTGACCTTTCTGATGGAAGCTGATGAGCTGTGGGGGCACAACCTTTGGGGCTTTGACATCCCCGCAATCCAATCGATCGTTCCTTATTTCCACCCTCGGTGCAAGGTTTATGACACCTTGATCCTGTCGCGCTTGTTCTTCAATGACATGCTCGATCGGGACCTGCGGGCTCGTCCGGCAAACATGCCCGGAAACCTTTACGGGCGTCACAGTTTGGAGTCATGGGGGTTCAGACTCGGCGTTTTCAAATCTGAGTTTGGTAAGCAGCTAGACGGTGATTGGTCTACCTACACCCCGGAGATGTTGGAGTATTGCGTTGCTGACGTAAAAGCCAACCTTCCCCTGGTCAAGCTGTTCGAGCCACGGATTGAGAAGTATCAGCAGTCGATTGATCTGGAGCACGCCTGCGCCAAGATCATGACCTGGCAGGAGATGGAAGGGTTTCCCTTTCACATCAAAAAAGCACAACAACTGGAGAGCAAGCTCCGTGTGGAGCTGGAGACGTTTTCCGACGAGATGCGCTCAACCTTTGCTTTCGTCAAAGGAAACGAGTTCACACCTGCCAGAGATAACAAGACACGGGGCTATGTAGCGGGAGCTTCGATGACGCGGATCAAGGACTTCAGTCCGACCAGCCGTGATCACATTGCTTTCGCCTTCAAAGAGTTTCGTGGCTGGGAGCCTACCGAGTTCACCGACTCGGGCCGCCCAAAGATCGACGAAAAGGTGCTGAAAGAGATCGGCACAGAGGAGGCACTTAAGTTCGCACGTCTACTGGAACTGCAGAAGGCCCTAGGCCAGCTAAGTGAAGGTAGGAATGCGTGGCTGAAGCTTGTCGAATCTGATAACCGGATCCATCATTCTTGCTTCTTAAATACAGTGACTGGGCGAAATTGTCATGTTCGTCCCAACCTCGCGCAAGTAAATTCTGAACACGAATACCGTGAACTTTTCCATCCTGGTGACGGAAGAATACAGCTTGGCAGTGATGCCTCAGGCCTCGAATTGCGATGCTTATCGCATTACATCGCGGGATTCGGGAACACCGAATTTGGCAAAGAAGTCGTTGAGGGTGACATCCACCAAAAAATGGCGGACATTGCGGGCGTCGATAGACGGACCCAGAAGACAATAACGTACGCGATGTTGTACGGTTCGGGTTCAACCAAATTAGGCCTATGTGCAGGCGCTAGTAAGAAAGATGCTGCCAAACGTGGGGCAGAACTTAAAGAGAAACTGCTGACAGGTATTGATGGCTTTAAGGAGCTAGTCACTGCTGTCCAGTCAAAAGCTGAGTCTGGTTATTTGCGGGGGATTGATGGCCGTCCCCTCAAAGTTAGGAAGGCTCACGCAGCACTCAATACGCTGCTCCAGGGATGTGGATCGTCGATCACAAAAGCTTGGGTTGTCCGTGCTAACGAACTTCTCAAGGAAGCAAAGATCGACTATTGGCCAATGGCCTTTGTCCACGATGAGATGCAACTAAGCGTCCACCCCGACCACGTTGAGATGGCGTCAGATCTAATAAAAATGGCAATGAAAGATGTTGAGCATTCCTTTCTATTTAGGGTTCCTCTCGACTGCGACGTCCAAACAGGAACCAACTGGGCCGACACCCACTAAGCAGTGTCGAAAGTGTGGCTACACATTGCCACTCGATGAGTTCCCACTTTTCTCCCAGAAAGGCACCACAGGCAGACGCAATACCTGTCGGATGTGCGGCAATGAAATGCAGAACATTCGGCGGCAACTCAAGCGAGACAATCCAGCACCACCTCCTGGACCTTGCCCCGTCTGCGGTAAACACACCACCCACTGGGTCTTAGATCACTGTCATTTCACCAAACAGTTCCGGGGTTACATCTGCAATGACTGCAACCTTGCACTGGGAAAGTTTGATGACAACCCTCATACGGTCTATAGCGCCTGGCGGTATTTAACCCGCACCACCAATGATTCTTTTGGTTGACGGTGATCCCATCGTCTACAAAGCAGCCGCTGCTGCAGAGGAGGAGCTGGACTTTGATCCAGAACTCACAATCATCACAGGCAATTTCACCACTGGAAAACGTGTTGTTACTCAAGCCATTAACGATCTTCTTACTCGGTTCGACACGGGTAAGTGCGTCCTTTACTTCACTAGCACGACAAATTTCCGTAAGGAGGTTTGTGAGACGTATAAGGGCAACCGCACTAAGAGAAAACCTTGCGGCTACAAAAAACTCAAGCGGTGGGCAATGGAAACGTGGAAGTCGGAGCAGGTCGAAGGGCTTGAGGCAGATGATCTTCTTGGGATTGCGGCTACCTCTGGCAAATACAAAAGGTTTGTTCTTTGTTCCCCTGATAAGGACCTGGAGCAATTTCCCTGCCGTATTTGGAATGGTAAACAGGAGTTCACGCAGACCCCAGAAGCCGCTGAACTAAAGCGGTGGATGCAAAGTTTGACCGGCGACTCAACTGATGGCTACAAAGGTGTTCCGCAGTGTGGACCCAAAAAAGCCGAGGCAATCCTCAAAAAAGTCAAGGACGGTAATTATTACGAGGCTGTTCTCAAGACTTACTTAGAGGCTGGTCTTACGGAACAGGATGCGATCACCAATATCCGGCTAGCGACCATTCTTTCCTCAGATGACTGGGATGCCGACAAATGCAAACCTATTCTCTTCACTCCGTAAATGCTTATTGCTTTTACGCTTTTATTATTTTTGCTGCCATCATCATTATTGAACCAAATGTAGTTGAGTATGCATTCTTGCGTCTCAAATTGCTGCGGATCAATACTGCTCTTTTTTGCATGAAGATGCGATTCAAATTGTTCTTTTTATTGCACCGTTACAAATGAGTAAACAGAACCCTGATCATTACAAGACCGCCCTGATCGAGGTCTGGGATTACATTCACGAAAATGACCTTTGCTATTTCAAAGGCAACATTCTTAAGTACGTTATTCGAGCTGGCCGAAAGTCTGGTGAGACTGAGCTTGACGACCTGCTGAAAGCCAAAACTTATCTCGAAAAACTAATCGCTCTTAAATCTAATGACACACCTGCAAAACGCGATCGAATTCAGGAACTGTATGACGCAGCCTGTGGGGATTCCTTCGGTGGCGATTCTAGCTTTGCAAACCCGTTTGATCGCTGAGGAGTCTGACGAGTTATGCGAGGCGACACGGGCACTGGCATTCGATCTAAACAACAAACGAGCCCGAGAAAATGCTCTAAAGGAACTGGCAGATGTGGCGTATGTGGCCTATCAACTTGCAGCAGCTTGCGGGTGGGACCTGGACGAGGCTCTGAACAGAGTTCACGCGAGCAACATGAGCAAACTTGAAAACGGTGCCCCTGTTAAAGATGAACAGGGCAAGGTTTTGAAGGGCAAAAACTATCAACCGCCATCTCTCATTGAATTGGTATGAGAACCGTATCGCTTGTCCACCGCACCAATGAAGCAGAAGAGCTAATCGTCTATATGGCGAGGGTGTCAAACCCTGCTTCTCAAAAATGGAATCAAAACGGAGAGAAACTCCTCAAGTATTTGATCCGACACAAACACTGGTCGCCATTTGAGATGGCTTCTATGTGTGTTGAGATAGAAACTACTCGTGCCATTTCTGCACAACTTCTAAGGCACAGAAGCTTTTCTTTTCAGGAATTTAGTCAGCGATATGCTGCTGTAACTGAAAGTCCCAAGCTACCAAATTATCGCAGGCAAGACACCAAAAACCGTCAAAATTCTATTGATGATCTCGATGAGCATCTGCTCCAAGATTTAGAAATTAAGACACAAGTCTGCTTTAACAACTGCATCGAGCTGTATGACCACATGCTTGAGCTAGGTGTGGCTAAAGAGACGGCAAGAGAGGTGCTACCACTCGCTTCACCAACCCGTCTTTATATGCACGGTACTTTGCGTTCTTGGATTCACTACATCGAAGTGAGAGCCGCTTCTGAAACGCAACTAGAGCATCGACAGATTGCTGAACAAATCAAAGAAATAATGTATGAACAATTCCCAACAATCGCCTCCGCCGCCTTCAATAGAGACGACGGATGATGGCTGTGTAGAGATCACAGTCGGCCACTTGAAAGGATGGGTTTCGTCCTTTCACCTAATAGATCAGAAATTAAATCAATTAAACGCTGTTTGGTTCCATGAGCAAGAGCAACTTTCCTGAAAAAGCTCCTTCCGCTAACCCTGTCTTTTACCGTACCTACAGCCGTCGCGTTGACGGTGGGAAAGAGCATTGGGATGATGTTGTTGAACGTTGTGTAAACGGCCTAAGCAAGGTCGGTAAATTCACAACTGAAGAGGAGATGCTGGTTCGAGACCAGATGCAGAACCTTCATTCCTTGCCCTCTGGCCGTTGGCTGTGGGTCGGTGGTACTGAATGGATTGAGCAACAGAAGAACTTCTCTGGTGCTTACAACTGCACCTCAACCGATACCTATGACATCCACGCATTCCCTCTCCAGATGGAATTGCTGATGATGGGTTCTGGTACGGGTGCCATCCTGGAGCCGCGCTGTATTGATCAGCTCCCAGAAATCAGTCATACCTACTATCTCGACGTTCTTGAGAACATCGGAGAGGCTCCAGAGCCCCGTGAAGAGCGCACTCGGCTGCACATTACTGAGAAGGGTCGCGCAACTATTTATGTTGGCGACAGCCGGGAAGGTTGGGTGAACGCTTTTCTATTCCTTCTGAAACTCGCAACTGAGTCGGATTGGGGCGTTGATCATGTCACTGTTGATTTGAGCAACGTCCGTCCACCCGACACCCCTATCAAAGGTTTCGGTGGTGTAGCAAACCCCGTCAAACTCGCCCACTTCTATCGTCGCGCTGGAGAAGTTCTCCGTAAGGCATACGGGCGTAAACTTACCTCTGTTGAATGCTGTCTACTGCTAGATGAATCTTCTCTTGCAGTTGTAGCTGGCAACGTCCGTCGAAGCGCCGGAATGCGGCAGTTCGATAGCGAAGACCAGCTCGCAGCGGTAGCAAAGGACAACCTCTGGCAACAGGGCGAAGACGGAAAATGGCGTATTGACCCCGAGCGTGATGCTCTGCGGATGGCCAACCACACCCGCGTTTATCACCACAAGCCAACCTTTGATGAGATCAAGGATGCGGTAACTAAGCAGTTCTATAGCGGCGAAGGTGCGATCCAGTACGCCCCCGAGGCAATCGCACGCTCTAACCGTGACCTGCTGGACACCGACGAAAAACGTGACGAGTTCTTGTCTCGCTATGAGCAGTCCATTGACGAGGGACGTGCCTACCTGGACCGCCTTGAGCGGGGACAGGGCAAGCGAGAACTTGACCACCGGATGGGTCGCTATGGCCTGAACCCTTGTGGAGAGATTCTCGGCAAGGACTTCCACTGCAACCTGGCCGAGGTCCATCTCAACACCATCAACCCCACAGACGACAAAGCCCAAGACGATGCTTTCCGAGCCGCTGGTCTTGCTGCTGCAGCTCTTCTGCATCACGAGTTTGCTGTTGATCGTTACCGCTACAGCCGTTCTGTGGACCCCATCGTCGGTGTCAGCTTCACCGGTCTGTTTGACTTCTTTGTCCTGCGCTTTGGCTACGAATGGCTGGAGTGGTGGAAAGCAGGTCGCCCAGATACCGTTGTCGGTCACATCTTTGCCCGTGCTGAGGCTGAATACCTGAGCCGTTGGCGTGGTGTTGTCGAAGACACCGTGGCGGAATACTGCAAGAAACACGGTCTCCGTTGTCCTAACCGGACGACAACTGTCCAGCCCGCTGGTACTAAGAGTCTCCTCACTGGAGCCGCCCCCGGCTGGCATCCCCCGAAGGCTGCCCGATTCATTCGTCGCATCACCTTCGCTAAGAACGATCCTGTGGCACTGGCCTGTGAGGCCTATGGCTACAAGATTATCCCCTCCCAATCTGATCGGGACGAAACTGGCGCTTTGCTGGACGACCCCCGTGACCCCCGTTGTACTGAGTGGCTCGTAGAGATTCCTAGTGAAACTCCGTGGGCTGATTTGCCTGGCTGCGATGAAATTGATATCAATGCCTTCACTATCGAAGCTCAGTACAAGTTCTATATGCAGGTTCAAACCTTCTATACCACTCACAACACTTCAGCAACCCTTGAGTTCCGTGAGAATGAGATTGAAGACCTGTCCAAATTGATCCACGAGTCGATCGAAAAGGACCAGGGCTACATCTCTGCAGCTCTGCTGGCACGGTTTGATGCAAACGAAACGTTCCCGCGTCTGCCGTTTGAACCTATTACTAAGAAGGAATACCTGGACCTCCAAACTGGGGTCTTGTCCCGCCGCATCACCAACGACTTCGGACTTGCAATGCAATCGTTTGCACCTGGCAAGGACGAAGCACAGGGTCCTGCGGCTTGTGATTCCGACAAATGTCTATTCGCTGAAAAATCACCTAAGTGATTGATACTAAAGATCTTGGCCTGGAGACCCTTACATCGGGGTCTCTTCGGGGCCTTGTGGCTGAACTAGATGCACTATTTCCAGATGTCTATCCTGATTATCTGACCGACCCTCGTGAGCTTGCTTACAAGGCGGGTCAACTTTCCATAGTTCGGCTGCTTAAAGCAAAACTCGACAATGATTAGCCATGTGTGGTGGTGGAGGAAGCTCACGCCGAAAGGCTGAAAAACGGGCTGAAAAAGAACGTAAAAGGCAAGAGGAAGCTCAACGTCAAGCGCAAGCAAACTTTGAGCGCCAGATGGAGGAGCAACGTATTGAAAACGAACGCCGTGCAGCACAACAGGCTGAGCAATTTCGTATTGCACAAGAAAACGCCAATCGACGTGCTGAAGAGGCCAGGCGTGCCTCAGAACAACAAGCAGCTACATTAGCTGCTGCACAACAACAACAATTCCAACGGGCCCAAGAAGCCCAAGCCCAACAAATGGCTGCCGCCCGTGCTGCTGAGGAGCGTGCTCGTGTCGAAGCTGAAAAGGCTGTCAATCGTGGCCGTAGTTATGATGCTGCTACTCAGTCAGGAACGATTCGGAAGAGCACGGAACGTCAAAAGACCAAAAAGGCTAGACGCACCGGTACACGTAAACTTAAGAATAAACTGACTTCAAAAGGTGCTCAGAATCTGGGCATTGGTCAGGCAGCTGGCGGACGTGCTGCAGGTTTGACTATTGCACAAATTCGCCCACTTGAATAATGCACGAAACAGTATCAGCCAAATACGCCCGGCTGTCTGCAAACAGAACTAACTTCCTAGATGCTGCTAGGGAATGTGCAAAACTTAGTGTTCCCTATCTCATGCCGCCTAGCGGTCATGCGAGCGGAAACAAGTTGCACGTCCCTTGGCAGTCACAAGGATCTCGCGGCGTAAATACAATGGCAGCAAAGCTCATGTTGAGCCTTTTCCCTGTCAATGCAAAATTTTTTAAATTACAGATACAAGACGGGGTACTAGCTCAGGACCCCGACATTGATGCACAAGCTCGCTCAGAGATTGATCTGGTCTTGTCCAAAATGGAGCGTGTGGTGATGCAGGAAATAGCCGATAAGGCTGACCGCGTCATGCTGCATCAGGCAATGAAACACCTTGTAGTGGCCGGCAATGTGCTGGTCTATATGGGTAAGCACGGCCTAAAGATTTATCCTCTCGACCGCTATGTAGTTAATCGGGATGGAGACGGACAGGTAACTGAAATCATCACCGTAGAGGCTATTGACGCCCAGTTCCTGCCGGAGAAGTATCGCACCAAGCGTCCTGGTATGCAGCCAGGAAACCACGTTGGTGAGCAGGGTGGAGGTGACATTCCTGCTGATCTCAAACTTGATTCCAACGGCAACGATGTTGCTGTCTATACCTGTGTCAAGCTGGTAGAAGGCTCCTGGCGTTGGTATCAGGAAGTTGACGGTGAGATCATTGAAGGTTCTGAATCATCAGCACCTAAAAACGCATCGCCATATTTGGCCCTTAGGTTCAATGTTGTCGATGGCGAAGATTACGGAAGGTCCAGAATTGACGAGTTTCGTGGTGATCTTCAGTCCCTAGATGCTCTTATGCAGAGCTTGGTTGAAGGTAGTGCTGCAGCGGCAAAGGTTGTCTTTACCTTGTCGCCATCAGCAACTACAAAACCTAATCAACTCGCTCAAGCTGGTAACGGTGCGATCATTCAGGGAAGACCCGACGATGTGGGCGTGATTCAATCGAATAAAGCGGCGGACTTCCGTACAGCTTTTGACATGGTGCAACAGCTGACTCAACGTCTGTCTGAAGCATTTCTCATCTTCACTGCCCGCAATAGTGAACGCACAACAGCTGAAGAAATCAGAGCCACCCAACAAGAACTCAATGAACAGTTGGGCGGAATTCTGTCATCTTTGCAGACAGATCTTCTGGCTCCGTATATCGCCCGGAAGCTGCTAGTCCTGCAACGTCAGCGTATGTTGCCCCAGCTGCCTAAGTTCAACGGCAAACCTGCTGTATTCCCGACAGTTGTCGCTGGTCTGGAAGGTGTTGGTCGCGGCCAAGACCGTGAGGCGTTGATGCTGTTTATGCAGACAATCGCCCAGACCCTTGGGCCGGAGGCAATGGCTTCCTATATCAACCCAGACGAGGCGATCAAACGTCTCGCTGCAGCGGCTGGTATCGACTATCTGGGTCTCGTCAAGACACCTGAAGATAGACAAGCTGAGTCTGAGGCGGCAATGCAACAGCAGCAGCAACAGGCTCTTATCCAACAGGCAGGCTCGCTGGCTAAGTCCCCGCTTGCTGACCCTGAGAAAAACCCACGTATCCGAGAAGCATTAGAAGATGGAGGAGAAGAAGCCCCGCAAGGCCCCCCAGCGGAAGGCCCAGTCGGCCCCGCAGGAGCCTGATAACAAATACAAACCGCAAGTCAAGATTCGACCCACCATTGCGGCGTCCCGTGTGGGACAACCCAACTCCCAACGTGTAACGGGAGCACGAGTTAATTCTGTCCGAGTAAAACACAACTAATGGCTACCACCAACACCTTTAACCCCATTGATGAATCGGCTGAGGCTGCCCGTAAGGAAGCTGAGGTCAAAGCCCTAGCTGAGGGCGAGCGTCTCATCGCAGCCCAAGAGGCAGCACAGGAACAAACCTATGAGGATGCTCGAAAAGCTGATCAGGAAAGCTCGCGCTATGCGGGTAAGTACAAATCTGCGGAGGAGCTTGAGAAGGCGTACCTGGAGCTTCAGAAAAAGCTTGGGGAACGTTCCCAGGAAGACGCCACAGAGACCACCACTGAAGAACCCACTGGAGAGGTTTCTGAGGAAGAGTCTGGTGATGATCAGGGTGAAGAGGAGGTCGAAGAGCAATCAGAGACCTATCAAGCCCTGGAGGCAGCTAGCCAGGAGTATGAAGAGGGCGGAGAGCTTTCCCCGGACACTCTTGAGAAGCTGGCTCAGCTAGACAGCAAAGAACTGGTTGAGCAATGGGTTCAATACGTCAATAGCTCCAAAGGCGATCCCGAGCCTGGTGCAATGCCCCAGGAAGACGTTGACCGGATCATGGGGTCTGTTGGTGGTACTGAGCCATATCAACAGATGATCGCCTGGGCTGGCGATGCACTAGCTCCTGAGGAGATTGCTGCCTATGACGCAGTTGTCACCAGTGGAGACCCCAATTCCGTATATTGGGCAGTCCAGGGACTTCGATCGAAATACGTCGAGTCCAACGGCTTCGAGGGTAAGCAGGTGTCTGGGAACAGGGCAGTACGTCCTGAGCCTGGATTCCGTAGCCAGGCAGAACTTTCCAGGGCTATCTCTGATCCTCGTTACCGCGATGATCCCGCTTATCGAATGGATGTCGAGCAAAAGCTCGCCCGTTCTGGGGATCTCATGTAAGTAGTAAACACTAACTTCATGAACGTTACTCGCCACGAGAGATGGCTAGAGGGGTGTCAGCGCGTGAGCGGCCCCATCTTTCAACGCAAACCCCGAAAGGAATGGTTTAAGGAAGACGGCTACTGGTGTTTCGGGAGGGTTCGATTCCCTCTTAGCCGTATGAAGGAAGCTTTGGGCCTTGTAAAAAACCAGCCCGAGATCTTGGGCCGCCAACGCGATACCCCATATCGGAATAAATTTATTTCCAACTGAATACTTAGACAATAGAGATCTCTTAAATAGATAGCAAATAAACGGTCTATTTTAAATTATTAACTAACAATGGCAAACATGCTCCTTACGCGCCCCGGCGCGTCTAATGGGGGTAGCGACTCTCGCGCCCTCCTGTTGAAGTTGTTTACGGGTGAGGTCTATGAATCTTTCCGTAACAGCCTTATCGCTAAGCCCCTTGTTCAGAGCCGCACTCTGACCTCAGGCAAAGAGGCCCAGTTCATCCACACTGGGGCTATGAGTGCATCTTTCCATACGCCGGGCACCCCCCTGTTGGGTAACGGCGCTGGTACTGATGGCGCTCCTAAGCAAGCAGAAACCACCATCACTGTTGACCAGCTGCTTGTTAGCCAAGCCTTCGTATATGAGCTGGACGAAGTTCTTGCTCACTACGATATTCGTGGTCCAATCGCCCGTCAAATCGGTCAATCTCTGGCCGAACATTATGACCGCCGTATCTTCCGTGTGCTGGATCAAGCCGCTGAAGCTACTGCTGCTGTGACCGGCGAACCCGGTGGCTTTGAAGTCAACCTGGGTGCAAACAAAGAGTATGACGCTCAAGCACTCGTGGACGGCTTTTTTGAAGCTGCAGCTGTTCTCGACGAACGGTCTGCTCCTAAGGATGGCCGTGTGGCTGTGCTTAGCCCCCGTCAATACTACAGCTTGATCTCTTCTGTAGACACCAATATCCTCAACCGCGACCTCGGAAACACCCAGGGCAACCTGACTTCCGGCGAAGGTCTGTACGAGATCGCTGGTATCAAGATCTACAAGTCCAACAACATCCCCTTCCTGGGTAAGTATGGCGTTGGCACTGGTACTACCATCGAGAACACCGATACCACCAACGAGAAGAACGATTACGGTGATGCCACCGACTTCGCGAACTCCTGTGGTCTCATCTTCCACCGCGATGCTGCGGCTTGCGTGGAAGCAATCGGTCCTTCTGTGCAAACCTCTGGCTCCGACGTTTCCATCATGTATCAGGGCGACCTGATTGTAGGCCGTCTGGCTATGGGTGCAGGCGCTGTCCGCGTTTCTGTGGCTGGTGCATTCCGCAACGTTTGATTATTTGGGGGCTACGGCCCCTCTTTTTTAGTCCCCAGACCGGGACGACCACACTCAGCTAAATAGCACTTATGACCGCACGTACTACTGTCCTAGATGCCGTAAACCAGATGCTCTCCTGCATCGGCGGAGCGGCTGTTACCACCCTCGACACCGACAACCCTGAGGTCTTTACAGCCAAAGCCATCTTGGAAGAGACGACGCGGAATGTCCTTGCTGAGGGGTGGAACTTCAATACCGAACTCGAATACCCTTTTCCTAGGGAAAACGACAATAGAATCCCTGTTCCTGACAACCTCATCAGCTTCACGCTGTCCTTCTCTAAGCACGGCAGTGACAAGATGCTTGTCGTCGAACGCCAAGGAAAGTTCTACAACAAAGAAAAGCATAGTTTTGAGTTTGATGAAACTCTTTACTGCGACGTTGTCTGGAACTTTGATTTTGATGCCTGTCCTCAGCCTTACAGGGAGTACATCACTGCTAGGGCTTCGCGTATTTATGCAAGCCGCCTAGTTACCTCTGAGGAATTGGTTCAACTTATTTCTACTGACGAGTCAACTACACGAGCCATCTGCATCGAGTACGACACGCAGACCGCTAAACCCAACATCTTTGGCCAGCCAGATGGCCTCAATAGCTACACCGGCTATCAACCGTTCCGTACCCTTATGCGCTAATGGCTTCTGTATCACAAAGAATCCCTAATTTCCTAGGGGGCTTCTCGCAGCAGCCTGACTCTCTAAAGCTCCCAGGACAGCTCACACAGGCCGATAACTGTCATCCCGACCCTACCTATGGGCTGCTCCGTAGACCGGGCTTGAAGCTTGTCTCACAGCTCCCTAACGCCACAGCAGATGGTCGGTGGTTCTCTATATTTAGAGATTCGACTGAGCAATACATTGGGCAATTCAGCCCAGCGGGTCAGCTGCGGGTTTGGAATGCCACGAATGGTGTTCAGGCTACTGTCAATCCCCAAACCGCTGCAGCAACTGCTTACGTCGCTGGCGTAGCAGAATCAGACTTCGAGATGCTGCAGATCAATGACTACAACTTTGTCCTTAATAGGACTAAAACTGTAACCACTCTTTCGACTACTAGCGCAACCCGTGATCCAGAAGCACTGATTGTTCTACAGGTTGTTAGTTACGGGACTGAGTATACTCTCACTCTTGATGGCACCAACTATGCCTATACAACCCCAGCTACTGGAACTATTAGTGTTCGTCTGATTATTGATAACCTGGCATCTCAGATTCCTAATACTTACACAGTTACTAAGATCGCCAACGTTATTCATATCACCAAGAGCACTGACTTCACCATTGAGGCTCGTGGGGGTTTGTCGGCTACTTCCTTGCAAGCCTTCAAAGGCAGTGTGAGGGACGTTGCTGACCTTCCTGGATCTTGTGTTCAGGATATGGTTCTTAAAGTACAGAACCTAGACAGAAGTCAAGCTGACGATTACTTCGTCAAGTTTGTCGTTGACGGTACAGCAACCTCAGGTGTGGGTGCTTGGGAGGAAACCGTTGCTCCGGGCATTGTCACCAACATTGACCCCGACACAATGCCTCACGCAATCATTCGTGAGTCAAACGGTACTTTTACTTTCCGATCCCTAAATGAAGCCGATAAGGCTGACGAGGATCTCTACTGGGTTGAGCGACGGGTGGGAGATGACGAGACCAACCCTATGCCTACGTTTGTCCAACAAACAATCACAGGGATGAGTTTCTTCCGCAACCGTCTTGTGTTGCTGGCAGGAACCAACGTGATCTGCTCTCAACCAGGAAACTTCTTCAATATGTTCCGGGTGTCTGCCTTGACTACATCCGACGAAGACGTTGTTGACCTGGCTTCTGGGTCCCTGAGGCCTGTTTCGATGCGGTATGCGATTGGCGACCAGCTAGGTCTTTTGATCTTTTCTGAACATGCCCAGTTCATGCTCACGTCTGATCTTGATTCCTTCGGACCTAAAACCGCCCAAATCAAAGCATTCAGCACACTCCCCAATAACACCAACATCTCACCTGTAGAAACTGGTACATCAATTATTTATGTTGATGAAAACCAGAAATACTCCCAGGTGACAGAGATGGTTGTTACCTCTGTGGACAATCGGCCTACCAGAGCTGATTTGTCTCGAACAGCTCCTAACTATGTGCCGGGAGATCTCCGTTCTATTGTTGCTAATACCTCTGCATCTATGGTCACGTTCCTCGGAAACGATGACCCGGATGAGTTGTACGTCTTTAAATACTTCAATAGCGGCACTGAGCGTGTGATGGCTGCTTGGCTGCGATGGTTGCTTCCTGGCGAGTGTCTCCTCCAGGCCACCAATCACGATAAATACTTCTTTGTGACCTCCCAACAGAACGCAGTATGTCTGTCCACTTGTACTGTTATTTCTGATGTCGAAGGTACGGCTGTTAATACTAATGGTATTGACTATGAGTATCGGTTGGATTTGTTTACAAGTAATCTCACTGTTGCTTATGACTCAGCTAACGATAAAACTAGAGTCTTCTTTCCAACCAACACCTACGATTCAACGCTAACTCCAGTGGTTGTTGTTGACGACACCAGCGATATTAAAGGCACTCTATACATCAACCCTACCCACGGAAACAATGGTGTTGATGACTATGTAGAAATCTTGGGCAATAGAACTGGGGCAAGCAAAATCACTCTTGGCTACCAATACACCACAACTATTGGCCTTCCTAAATTCTTCCGTAAGAGTGCTCAAGCCTCTGGCAGTGTCCAAGCTGATGTGGTCAATATCCCTAGAGTTACCAGACTCGTTATTCAAAGCTCTGACTCAGGTCCTTTCGATGCAAGTGTCTCGCTTGTAGGACGCTCCGCAAAGAGTTACAGCTTTCCACAAACGATTGCAAACTCCTATAAGGCAAGCTCTGCACCATTGCCTGAAATCATTGATAACAACATCCCTGTCTATGGGAAGGGTACTGATGCCGATGTCACCATCACATCAAACACACCGTTCCCTGTTTCTTTCATCGCTGCAACATGGTATGGAACCTACACCACTAAAGGAATCAGACAAATCTAAATATATTCTTCCCGCTACAGTTGAGCTGGCCTGGCAAAGTTCCGGGCTGCTCAGGTGGGAAGACAGACGGGAATTGGAGGGTCTTGGACACCCCCCTTTTTACGCCCTTCCTATGAGCGTTGCATTGTCTAAAGACCCAATTTGTTTCTTTAACCCAGACGGAGCGCTTTCAGGCTTTGCTGGTGTGGTTGAAGAAGACAATGGTATAGGACGTGTATGGATGCTCACCACACCTGCTGTGGAGACAATGCCCATTCTTTTCTTCAAAGAAGCAAAGAAGTGGTTAGAAGGTCAAAAATACACAATGCTCCATAACATTATGGATCCCAGAAATAGGATGCACGGAAAGCTCCTACACATGCTGGGATTCAAGCGTTTGTGTTATGTGCCCGTAGGTCCAAAACGTCTTACTTACGTTGAATTTGCCAAACTATGTGCGATCCCGTAATTGGTTTGGGTATTGCAACTGCAGTTGTTGGCGGTGTTCAGACTATTGCTGGTTATCAACAACAGCAAGAGGCTGCATCCTTCGCAGATACCCAAGCCTTTAATCAAATGCAGGCAGCCAATAGAGCTGCTGAACAACAGGCATCCTTTGCCCAGTCGCAGGCGCTGTTCGCTATGGAGCAGCAGAATGCACAGATCAATATCGCTAACCAAAAAACTTTGAATGAATGGGTTCTAAATACCCAGCAAACTAACGCTGCTAATGCTCGTGTTCAACGTGAATACCTCATGACTCAGCAGCAAAATAATTTTACTAATCTTCAAAACCAACTTCAATTCCAAAGTCAGCTCAACCAGGCAATACTTTCTGAAACGCGAGCTGAAAACCAAAAGAAACTTAACGTACTAAACGTCAACGCTAGGCTTGAAGAGGCTCAAAATAAAAAACTTAATGCAAAGGCTCAGAGAGCTTTTGAAGCTGAGCGTCTTATGGTCTCTAGTATTCAAGCTCAAGGGGCAATTCTTGCTTCTGGTCGCAGTGGTCAAAGTATCGGACTTGGTGTTTTAAACGAAGGTGCCAAGTATGGACGTGATATGCGTATGGCAGAGCGTAATTACTCGATGGCTGTTGAAGATTTTTATGCCGATAGTACGAACGCTTTCCTCGAACAGGCACAGAAAGATGCAGAGGCAATAGCTTCGATTATCCCTCGACCTACTGAACCCCTCAGCCTGCCTGATGTAACACCGCCAGTCTTTTCTGAATACGCACCTAAACCGGTATTTGCAAGCTTTATGGACGATCCTGGTCCGCTTCAGGGGCCAAGCTATGCAGCAATGCCAACAGCGTCTCCTAGGCCCTCCACGCTTGGTCTGGTGGCTGGTATTGGAAGCTCCATTCTGAGTGGAGTTTCTGCTGGTATGAGTGCTAATGCAATGATTAAAAAACCTCCCACCACAGGTGGTCCTGGTCTCAAACTTAACACTATCGCAGAATATATGAACTAATGAGTAACACTCCATTCCGCTCTATTGAGATGCGGGGGCGGCAGTCGTCTGTTCGTTCAGATCTCCGTGCCCCAGATAGAACTAAGCAACTGGCAGAGTTAGCCCGCCAAGAAAATCAAAAACTACAAAGTGCCCACGAAGCACGTAACGCTGCTCAGCGGTTCCAGAACTTTAATAATCAAATTCTGGATGAGACAGCTATTCAGCAACAACGCCTTGAGTCTGCAAACCTCAGCACTAACCAACAACTAGCAGCCAAAGCAAACGAAATCCTCGGTCGCCAAGAGCTTGAGGGTGAGCGGATGCAAATGCAACAGGAGGATCAAATCCGCCGGATGCAGAATTCGCAAGAGATCATCCGTAACCAGCTGCAGCAGCAATTTAGTTCTCAGGAAGCAAAGTCTCTCTCTAATTTTGGAAATCAACTTCTTAATTTTTCTGAGACGCTCTACAAGCAAAAGGCCGAGGAGATCAATCTCGCTAACCAACGCCTACAAGCACAGGGTCAGCTAGATGGAATGCTCCGTAACTTCGGGGCAGGAAACGATGTACTCAATGTGGCGCAAGATGCCCGTGTAGCCACGGGTATGCGTTTGGATAATGAAGCACGTCAACTAGATGTTGAGGGCAAACCAAACGATGCTACAAACCTTCGATCCCACAACGGCTTCTATGCCTATGGTGTTCAGGAAGGTATTGCAATCAAGAACAGCTTAGAATTAAAGGGCTACTTACAGCAAGCCAAGGAAGACGCCATTGCGGCTGGTGTCTTGAACTTTGGTGACCCAAATGCAGATCAGAAGCTACAGGTTTTCTTGCAAGAGAAGACTATTGATTTCATGATCGAACGTGGTCTTACTAGCCTGCCTGCTGAGATTCAAAACAAATATCTAGCAAAGACACTGATCACATCACAGCTGCAAATTGCTACCGAGTTTAACGAGGCTAACCAAAAGTTTACTGTCGAGTCATCTATTGGTCTGGCTCGAAATCAGATCCGCACAGCATCTAAAAGTTCCGAGTTTGCGGCAGATTTGCCCAACATGCTGCTCCAACTGTTCTCTAAGGATCCAGAAAATTTCTCTAGGAATCTTGGTGATGTGCTTAATGATCTAAAAGCTGATACCTATGAATCTGGGGACATGACTGCCCTAGATATACTTGTCACAACAATCAAAGCAGACGAAAGATTGCTGGCCGCTGGTCAAGACGTGATAAGTGATTATTTGAAATATCAAGAAACCTTTGACAAAGCTCAGGCGCAGGCTGCAGATGAGGCAGCAAAAGAATTGGGCGAACGTCTGAAGGCCTCTGCTCAAGAGGAACTAGCAACCATTACTGATGTTTCAGTTCTTACTGAACGTCGTCAGTATTATTGGGACCAATCTGAAAACCTTCCACTTAAACAACGTGGTGCTTTTAGGGAATGGTTGGGTAAACAGAAGGCAAGCAACTTGACAGCTGTTATCAACTCTAATGATGAGTTCCTTTCCACCCCAGGTCTGACACCAGAGCTTATCCGGCAGAGGATTGCACTGAACCCTGGTATGCCGCAATCTGAGAAAGACCGCATTGCCAAGGCAGCTAATTCCTTTGAGAAATTGGCGACCATCCATCCTCTGTATAAAACCACTCTTGAAACTCAGAAGCTTAAAATTCAGTCTCTGAGGCCGTCTATTACTGAGGCTCAACTAAACCAAAAACCTGAGCTGAGAGAACAGGTAAATGCTGTTATTAGAAATCGACAAGAGCAGCTAGAGATTCGTTTCCAAGCTTGGGTCACTGATGGACAGGGCGATAAGAACGCCGACGCTATGAAGGACTGGCTTTCAAGGCAAACTGACTTACTCGAAGATAAAATCGTATTTGACGACAAAACAGACTCTATTCCTGAGCTACGTCAATCCGACGACGAGTTTGAGTTTGGTGCGGAGAATGCAGTTAACTTCAAACCCCAATCAATACCGAATCAAAATAGAAATGCAGTATTCTTCACTGGCGAAAAGGCTCGTGCTTCTGCTCGCTCTGGGCGGCTTGGGCGTCTCGATTCCGAGACTGGTGTCTTTTTAACGCCGCCTGAGATCCTTAAATTCGTAAACGCTTACGAAAAAACCGGACAAATTGATCCTCTTGTCCGTGATCTGGCTACTCAGGCAAATGTAACCCCGCGAGAGTTTCTTGGAAACCAAGCTGGACTATGGGGTATGCCGGGTCAAATTAACGACCCAGAACCCACAATTGTGGTGTCTCCATACACAAAGCGTGTATCGCAGCAAGACGCTATGGACTTTGCCATCAATCAAGGTCTTTCACGGCGTGGTGCTATTTGGTTCTCCCATGTGATGATGGCTGAGTCAGGCGGCAATCCAAAAGCTGAGCATGACTTTGAAAACGGCAAACCTACAGGTCTTGGCCTGTTTGCCCATCGGAATAGCCGCAAAGATGCATTAATAGCCTTTGCTGAAAAGGAAGGCAAAGATGTAAGCGATCCGACTGTGCAAATGCAGTTTGCTATGTCCGAACTTCGCGCATACGAAAACGATCCCCAATATGGCCATGTTTGGGCCGCTATTACTGCCGCTAATCCAAGTGATAAACAGCTTGTAGCTGCACAAGAGAGCTGGATGCGTTACCACCACTCGCTTTATGCGAAGCGAAAACAAGCACTTATTGATGACCTAAATCGTTACTAATTATGCCTTTTGAACTGCCTGCTGGCTACGAAGAAGTGGAACCGATTCCACTCGCTGAACAACTAGATAACGCGCAACAACCGAAAGTTAGCCTAGAAACCTCTTCTGAAGAGCCTGAGGAGGAGCAGGAATCTGAGCAGTTGGGTCCATACGCCCCTGTTGAAATCGACAATCCTGTCGGGCAGTTTTTAAACGAGGCTGCAGTACGAATTGTAGATGCGTTTGATGAGCGTGATGCTGACGAAATTCGTGAAGCCGCTGCCACAAATCGCGCTATTGCTGGTGAACGCGCGAAAGCCATTGAAGAACAGATCGATCAAGGCACCAGTATTGGTGGTGAATTGATTCGTGCAGGTTTTGGTGCGGTCGAAGACTTTGCTGAGGGTGTTGTCAATCTTCCTGGAGACCTTCTTAGCGTTCTTCCCGAGGTTGATAACGACTTCGCAAACGTAGACTTTAATTTTGTTCGAGAAAACAACACATCATGGGGCAAAGCTGTCCGTACTCTTGGACGGTATGTTATCAATTCGCGGCAACTTAGCCGCATTGGTCCCTTTGCCAAACTTGGTACGGGCAAAACAGTTCTTGGTCTTGCAGGTGGAAGAGCAGCTACCGGCTTTGTAGAAGACTTTATTGGCTCTGACGGTACGGGTGAAGACAGCACTCTCGTCGGTAGCACCCCCTGGACGCAGATGTTCCAGACCTCTGATGACAATAACCCCATCCACAACCGTACATTGAATGGTCTGGAGGGCGCATTGTTTGAAGCTGTTGGTGGTAAAGCTATTGATGCTATCCGTGATCTGAAACTGTGGTCTAAGTTTCGGTCTTCACCAGTTGGTCGCAAGTATTTTCCTGGTGTCAAACAAGACCCCAAGGCATCACAAAAGGCTCTTGAGGCTCGTGGCCGTTTGAATAACCTTCTGGCTAAGACCTATGCAGAGGATCAGTTTGGTAAGACTCTTAATTACACACTCAAAGTCCAGCAAGACTTTGCTCTTCGTGCCCTAGAAGATGCTCGGCAACCCCTCAACAACCTGATCGAACAGGCAGCTCAGGGCGACAACGGCATTGTCCAGTACCTACAAGCCCGTACACGCGCCCTTGGTGCCGCAAACCTGATCGACAAAACCTATAACACTGTCAAATTTGGTGGTGATCCTGAGGAGCAGGTGATTGATGGTCTGTCTTGGCCTGGTCTGCAGCGCCAGATGGATCAGATCGACCGTAACATTGCTGATGCACAGCAAATGTCTTCTGATCTCGACCTTCGGGTTGAGGAACTGTCTGAAAATCTGACTCAGCAATCTACTGTGAGTGGTCGTCGGGCTGCTGACATTGAAGATCTACAGGTTCGATCACTTGACGCTCCTCGTCAGGCAGATCTTGAGGCTACTCAGACAATTACGCTCAACCTGTCTGCCTATCAAGTCAAATATCTAAAAGACAACAAACTTCTCCCTCGGGGCATCACCATCACAGCTGGTCGCCGTGTCAAGGGATTAACCAGTGGAAACATAGATGCACTTATTGAATCCATTCAGGAAGGCCCTGACACAACGGTCAAGCAAAACCTGCTCAAGCGTCTACCCAACGTCGAACGACCCGCTCCTATTGATGAGTCTATCGACACTGTTGAGGGTCTAAACAAGCAGGTAGAGGGTCTCAAGGCTGAGGCAAAGGCTGCTGACGAGGCTGCTGCTGCCCAACGTCAAGAACTAGAGCCCCTGTTCCAGGAACAGATCCTGGCTCGTCAGATGCTCAAACAGCTAGAACTGGAGCGTGAGGCAATGTATGCCCGATTCAACGGGCAAGACGTTGAGTTCAAAGCCAAGGCTGAAGAGATCAAAGCCAAGAACGACCCAGACATCCCCCCTGAAAAGGTTGATGAGATCGTTCAAAAGGCAGAGGTTATTCAACCCACCACTCGCAAACAAGCGATGGAGGCTGGTAAGGAATCTGATCAACTGATTCCCACCAAGGCACGAGCCCCCCTGGGCAGCAACCCTCCCCGCACCGAGTCCAACGTCGGTACTGCTAGACCCACACCCTCTTCCCTTACTGAAGCAAACATACGCTCATTGGCTAGGGACAGTGACAAGTACCTCACCCTTAGATCAATCAGTGAGCAACTAGCAAAGATTCCTGGCCGTACTGAGTCAGAAGTTGTGGAGGCTATGCAAAGCCAACTTACAGATGACCTTGTCGCTGAAATCAAGCGTCTGGATGGAAACGAATTAGATGCAGCTTTGCGTAGCAATCCCGATTTTGGCACCCAGATGAACGATGGGCGTTTCTTTATCACCAGCATCGAGGGGCGCGAAGCAATGAATCGCGTCATTCGGGAGATGCTGCCTGAGATTAAAGAACTTAGTCAGCAATCTACTAATCAGATGAAGGAGGGTGCTGCTGAAGTTCAGATGAACTTAGAACGTATTAACGAACGTTTTCTTGTTCTATTTAATTTCTTGAAAGGCGATGACGCAGCCGTTGGATCTCATCTTAATGAGCGTAAGTACATTGCCCAGAACACGGGATCTAAGGCGTTGCCTGAAAATAGTGAGCTTTTAGACGAGCTTATCAACCGCAACAACGACATATTGGCTCGTAAAGAGCTGATGTACAAGCGTATGTTGGCTATGGGTGATTTGATCAGAACAAACCCCAAAGCTGCAGCCAATAAAATGAAACGGGCTATCGAGACCTTGGCCTTTTCGCATAACACGCCTGCCAATACCCTAGACGTTGCAAAAGCACTGTACTCTGCCAACGTCAAAAACCTTGATGGTTTCTACATCAACTCTATTCTGTCTGGCCCTGCTACTCAAGCTAGGAACTTCTGGGGTAACTTTTACCAGTCAACCGGTCATCCCCTTCTAGCCCTTCTCGGCACCCATTTGCCGGGTAAGAGTAAAGAGCTGGTTCGCAGGCAGGCTGTAGCGGCTTTGGGAGCTACTTACGAGACATATATGGAGATGACTGATCTCCTACCTCGCATTTGGAACAACAACGTCAAAGGTCTTGACTTCGACTCACCCAACTATCAGGTCTGGGACGAAGAACTGACTAAAAAGATGGCAAAGATTGAGGCCATGTCCAATAATGGTGAGTTGGACTGGATGGCGGAAACTTTTCTTTCTACAGCTATCAACCTAAGAAAAATCCTTCTTAGCCCATTCTTCAGCCCCATGATGCGGGCAATGGGTACTGTCGATAGTTTCTTCAAAGTTGTTGCTGGGCGTCAGATCATCAGCCGCCGTGCGGTTGAAGATGCAATGGCAACCCTTGGTGATCGTCCTCTGACTGCCAAATCTTCTGAAGAGTTTGCTGAGTTGGTTCAACAGTACAAGGCAAAACACGAGCTTGACGTGTTTGCTGAAGACAAACTCACACTGATTGACCCTGAGGCTGAAGAGCTTTCAAAGGTCTTTACATTCCAGCAAAGCCTCCAAGATTCAGATGTTTTGACTAAGGGCCTCAACCAGCTTGCCTCTATGCCTGGTGGTCGTCTAGTGGGACTGACCTTTGTTAAAACGCCCTCAATGATCCTCAAGGGTGCCTTGGGCCTCACACCTGGCCTCTCTAGCTACATGAAAAAGCGTAGCCAGGCTTACAAAAACGGCTCTGCCTACTACCGGGCAATGCGTGACGGTCAAGAGGCAATGTCCTATGTGATTGGTGCTTCTGCAACCACGATGGGCGCTGCTGGTGTGTTGACTGGTGCAGGACCACTTAATGCAGAAGACAACAAAAAATGGCGTCTATCTGGTAACAAACCCTTCACCTTGAAACTGCCTTTTGGTGGAGAGGTCAACTACCAAGGATTGGAACCCGCAACCACCATCATCGGTCTGTTTGCTGACATTGGAGCCCTTGGAGTTGAGGGTGAGTTGGGTCTTGATACTGCGGCTGCAGCTATTGGCTCAAACATTATCAATAAAAGCTTTTTGGCTCAGGTGGCTAGTGCAGCTGAAATCCTCACAACTCAAGGTGGCGGTCTTAAGGATGTAGGTGCCAACGTTGCCCGTGGCATTGTTCCTTTCTCTGGGGCACGTAGTCAGGTGGGACAAATTCTTGACCCGTACATTCGTGAGCACCGCTCTGCCATTGAACCGATGTGGTCTTGGTTCATCAAGAAAAATGGTGGTGTTGGTATCTCATCAACCCTTCCCGCACGTACAGACCCGCTCACAGGCGAGGCGCTCACTCGTGACGGTTATGGGGTTGGTGGTGGCAACCTGTTGGCTCTATTCAATATGGCCTCTCCTCTTGGTCTCCGGTTCTCCCAAAATCGCACCGATCCTGTCCACAAAAAACTGTTTGATGCGGGGGTGAACATTGATGAGGAGATGAGGACTATGGACGATGTAGACCTCACCAACAAAGAAATGGTTGAGTACGAACTGATTAAGGCTGGTGACGGCAAGCTTCGGAAAGATCTCCTCGATTACTTTAATAGTGATCAATATAAGCTTGTTGATAAGCCCAACTCCGATTTACGAATCGAGTCTGGACAAGATGAATCAGATACTCCCGTTTACAAAGAATTGATGCGACGTATTAGTGCCTATGGTAAGGCTGCTAAAAACGTTATGCGACTAGGACAGACACCAACATCTCGGGCATTTCAGCAACGACTTGATGAAGCTCTCCAAGGAAAAATTAAACTTGACAAAGACTTTGTCCGCCGTCAAGACGCACTAAGATTTCCTTCTGATTAAAAATGGCTGTTACCCAACATATTATTCCAGGGGACGGTACTACGTCCCTTTTTAATTTTACATTCCCATATATCAAACAAGCAGACGTTAAGGTCAGCCTTGACGGCGTGCT